ATCTACAGGCAGCAGCCGCGCAAGCATTCGCAACAATTGGTGATTATCTAGAACCTATATTTGGCAAAACTCAAGATGCCAATGATGAATTTGAAAGAGCGCAAAATCTTATAAAAGCAATTGGTCTTGCATTGGCAGCATACGTAGGTGTAAAAACAGTTACTACCATACTTGATTTAGTTAATGCATTTAAATTATTCAATAAAGAAAGTAAAATTCAAGTTGGAATTAGCGCCGCACTTCAAGCATTGCAGGGACCAAAAGGTTGGGCAATACTTGCAGGTAGCGTAGCGGCAGCAGGTGCCGCGATATATGGCTTGAATAAATTGATGGATGAATATACCGATAAGGTAGATGCAGCCAGACAGGCTCGTGAAGCATTAGAAGGTGGTAAGACAGATAAACCATTCGATCCTGGTGCGCAACAATTTGATAAAAATAAATTAAAACAAAGAGAAGCCGCGGTAACCGCACAGAAAGAACAAAACGCATTATTGCGAGAACAAAATGCTGAGGCAAACAAATATCAAGAAATAATTAATGGTACTATAGGTACTCTTGATGAACAGGCTGCAAGAGTTAAATTAATTGCTGATATAGATCGTGATACCGCCAATCAAAAATCACAAGTGCAAAAACAAATTAACATCGAACTAGCCAAAGGCAAAGATGTTAATATGGAATTGGTAAAACAATTACAAGAACAATTAAAAATAATCGATGCTCAATCAAATGCTAGAAAAGTATTAGGTCAAGCAGAATTAACTGCGTTAGAAGTTGAAAGACAACGCAAAGACCTAATCGCACAAAATGCCGAAAGAACTAAAATGCAGATTGGCGATGCACAAGCATTGTCAGAAGCAGAATTGGCAAGAATGTTAGTTGCAGGTCAGATCACCGAGCAACAAAAGAAAGATTATACAGATTATATCAAGATTGCTAGCGATGGCGCTAAGAATCTTGCCGATCTGCAAAAACAATTAGATCAATCAACAAGTACTATTGAGAAAAACAATATAATGGAGTTGATGAATCTTGAAGCAGAACGCACAAGAAGAGCCATAGAAGGTAAGAAAGAAGAAATCAGACAACGCAATGAACTTGAGCAAAGTTATCAAGCAGGCGTAGTCAAAGCATTAGAAAAGATCGCAGATCAATATAAACCAATCAATATGGCACAAGAAGCCATAAGCAAAGGTTGGGGCAGGATATCTGATGCAGTAGATACATTTGTTGATACAGGTAAATTTAAATTTAGCGATTTTGCTAGAAGCGTGATAGCCGATCTTGCTAAGATGATCGCAAAGGCTGCGATATTCCAAGCCATATCAGCGGCATTAGGTTTCTTTGGACTAAAGATACCTGGATTGGCAGAAGGTGGTCCTGTAAAGCAAAATCAACCTTATGTCGTTGGTGAAAAAGGTCCTGAATTATTCGTGCCTAAATCAGCAGGTGATATCATACCAAACAAAGATATGGGTGCACCTAGCATGGCTAAAACTAATGACGGTAAGATGACTAATGCGCCAATCACTAATAATTATAACACTTATAATATCAATGCACTTGATGCTAAGTCAGTCGCACAAATGTTCGCAGAAAACAGAAAAGCGATATTTGGAGCAAACAAGATGGCAGAGCGTGAGATGAGTTACGCAGGAGTCAGATAATGGCAGCAGGATTACAGACAATCATAGATAAAGCAAATGGTCTAGTCATAGACCGTAGAAAAGTTGTAGGCGTGCAGATCACTCGAAATGAGATACCGCGCACAAGTTTGACACCAACCAAACAACCATGGCGTTTCAAGATCACGGTACCAAGTAGTTTACGTTATTATAACAATCGTGATCTATTAGAAGCATTGGATACGATTGATCGTTATACACCACAAACTGTCACATTCAGCAATAACAGTTGTTTGAGTTGGATATTCAGATATCAAGGTGCTATGACATCAGGACAGATCAGTAGTCTTACAGTAAGTAGTTTCATAGGTAATCAATTGATATTGACTGGATTACCCGCGGTAGGTGCAAGCACAGTATTATTTGAACCAAACGATCTGATACAGATCGGTAGTTATACATATCCATTCACAAGCACTACACAAATATTGCGTGGTGGTAGTAGCACGGTCACGATCACTACCAATAGACCAAATATTTTAAGTAATAGCGTGGTAGGCGCAGGCTTGACAGTTGGTAATGATTGCACATTTAATTTGTTCTGCCCAAACATGCCTGTGTACAAATTAATACCAGGTGGTTATGTTCCTGGTACTGGTTCAACGACATTAAACAATGCGTTGATAGAATTCAGCGATGATTTTGAATTATATGAATGGGTTGGAACAGCATGACACAAAATATACCAGCAGTCAATAATACTGTACAGATCAACAACGCAGAATTCGTTAGATTGACCATCTATAACGAATATCCATATACGCCTAGTGCAAATCTAAATGTTGGTCAAACATATATCATCAAGACATCAGGTAATAGTAATTGGACTAGCGTGGGTGCTAGTAGCAATGTTGTTGGTACATATTTCACAGCAAATGCTAATGTCGCAGGCACAGGCACAGCAGCCAACGTAGAAGTATTGACATTTAGTTCTAGTTATAAACCAGAAACTATAGGCAATTATGTCTATGATCCATTAGGTGGATTATTGAGCGTGGGTAGTCAGACAAGAAATCTTAGAGCCACTTCAGGCGAGACGACAATAGCATTGAGTGGTATAGATGGTAATAACATTTATACTGTATTGGCAACAAACATACGAGGTAGCGAAGTAGAGATATTGCGTGGTTTCTATGATAACAATATGATATTGACTAATACATATCCTAGATTCCGTGGTATCGTAACTAGTTATGGTATCAGCGAAGATCGTGAAGCACAGACAGATAATTTTACAGTAAGCGTTGGTGCAAGCAGTTATAAAACAGTTTTAGAAAATAGAATTGCAGGTCGTAAAACCAATCAAGAAAGTTGGCAATATTTTAATCCAGGTGATACTAGCATGAATCAAGTTTATGCATTATCAGGTGTTCCTTTTGATTTTGGCGTTACGCCACCTTCGGGTACAATAGTTCCAGGAGGAGGTGGATTTCCAATTGGACCAGGAGGCGGTGGACCAGTCATAGGTCCCGGAGGCGTAGTAGATCAACCATGAATATCAGACCAGCAAACAAATTCGATTTACCATATTTTATAGATTTGATTCACAAGATCAATGAACAAAATGAATTGACCGAAAATTTTAATATTAAAATGGAATTAGATGATGATTATATTAATACCATTTTTACAAGCGTAATACATGGTGCAGGTATATGTTATATTGCTGAGAGTGATACGTATATAGGTATCATAATGGGAGTCATAAGTCCTAATACATGGAGCCCATCTACATTAATGTTGCATGAGATGTTATATTATGTAGATCCAGAATATAGATTCACCAAAGCAGGATATTTACTTTTTAAAGAATTTAATAAAAAAGCGGATGAATTATTAAAAGAAAAAAGGATCAAGCATATTTGCATAACAGCACCACATACTTTGGTAGAAAAAGATTTTAGTAAATATGGTTATCGTTTAAGCGAAAAAACATGGTTAAGGCAGGAATATTATGAGTTTTCTTAAAAAGATAGTACTCGGCGCACTTGCAATTGCTGCCACGATATTTCTGCCAGGCGTGGGAGCAGTCATTGGTAAGGCATTATTGACGGCTGCAGTCAGTATAGGAATAAGCAGACTTGTAGCAAAAAGAGCAAATACCCCGGCTGATGCTGGAGGATTTGGAGATGCTAGAAGTCAAATGTTACCTATAACTACCAATAAATTACCTGTAGTATATGGTACTGCATTCATAGGTGGTAGCATAACAGACGCTATGTTAAGTAGCGATCAAAAAACAATGTGGTATGTATTAGCATTAGCCGAACATAGTGATGATCAAGGTGCTGGCGCAGGCTCCTATACATTTGACACAAATAAAATTTATTATAATGGTAAATTAGTACAATTTGGTACTAATGGCGCCGTCACAGGTTTAATAACTAATACCACACCTGCGCAAACAGATACACGCATTAATGGATTCTTAGACATATATCTATTCACTAATGGTAGCAGTTCAGGTATTAATACAGGTGGACAGACTGCCGCACAAATATTGAGCGTTGCTAATGGTGTACCTGCAAATCATGCATGGGGTCCAAGCCAACAAATGACCAATTGTGCATTTGCAATTGTTAAAGTAAAATATAGTACTGACGCAGGTACAACTAGTTCTGGTGAATTATTAGTAAACATTACTAATAGTAAAACAAAACCAGGTGATGCTATATTAGATTATATGTTAAACACACGATATGGTTGCGCATTACCATTGGAAAGCATCGATACTTCAAGCCTTACTGCATTAAACACATATAGCGATGAACTAATTGATTATAAACCAGTTGGTTGGAATCCAGGCGATCCATATCAACAACAAGCGAGATATCGTATCAATGGTCCATTAAGCACAGGTGAGAATTGTTTAAATAATCTACAATTCTTAGTAGATAGTTGCGACAGTTGGTTGCAATATAGCGAACTCACAGGTAAATGGAAAATAGTCATCAATAAATTATATGATGGATATCCAACTGTATCGGGACTATATGCTGTCAATAGTAGCAATTTGATAGGTGGTATAGAAGTAAGTCCAATCAATCTGAATGAAACTTATAACCAGATCGAAGTCGCATATCCAAACACCAACATCAAAGATCAAACAGATTATTATATTTTAGATTTGTTTAATACAGATCCAAATCTATTAAGTCCAAATGAAGCCGTAAATAGATTAAACGTAACATTGCCATTGGTCAACAATGCAGTACAAGCCAGATATCTAGCGGCAAGACGCATATATCAGAGCCGTGAAGATTTAGTCATAGCATTTAGATTAGATTTTAGTGGCATACAGTTAGAAGCAGGAGATGTGATACGTGTCACGCATGAAGTATATGGTTGGACTAATAAATTGTTCCGCGTCAATGGTGTAGCAGAGACAAAAGATGATCAAGGAAATCTGTTCGCAGATGTTCAAGCATTCGAATATAGCGATGCTATCTATGCCGACATCGTGCAAGATTATGTACCTGCGTTCAATACAGGTCTATTAGATCCTAATGTCATATCAGTACCATGTCCCCCAACTATAACTACATTCACAGATAGTAATGCATTGGTGACAGGTTTTAATGTACAAAGTTGTGTACCAGAACAAGGTCTTGTGTTATACATGGATTTTAATTATGGTAATAGTAGTAATGTATTAGAACATAGATTATACAGAACTATACAACAAAGTAATGGTGCACCATTCATTAATAGCCCGGACGTAGCAAATGCTAATATAACTGCTGTGACTATACCTGTCAATGATTTGGATGCAGGTAATTATTATTGGAGTGTGACTGCTAGAAATAATACATCTGGTAAACGTAGTAATGGTAGCAATCTATTCCCATGGACTGGTGCGAACATACAACCCTGGAATGGTAATACTAGTACAGGCGGCATAAGTGGATCACAGGTAAAAAGTAATACTATCGTCTATCGCAATTTTAGTTCAGGAATAAACATCTCTCAAAATATCGGTGGTAATAACTATTCTATAAATCAAGGTAATCCTCAAGGTAATATACCACCAGTATTAACACCAGTATACGCCAATGCTAATACAACTAGAAATATACCACTTTATATACCACCTAATACGACATGGGATGCAAATGGTCTTTATCCTTATTATTATGGAGTAAGTACTGTCTCCTCGGGTAATACGGGAAATCGTTATTATGCCAATAATAGCACAAGTTCATTTAATCCAAAAGGTGCAAGTACATTACTAATTACAGATGGTGACGATGGTTGGTATATGGCAACACAAGATGACATTCCTGCAGGAACATTGGATCAATTTACTAGTGTGACTAATAATACAGGTTTTCTAATAGTTTCAGATACGGATTATACTGTAGTACAAGTTGTGCAAGGAGTAAAATATGCAAATAGTCCTTATTATGTGTGTGATACAAATAAAATGGATACACTAGAAATAAATTATGGTGGCCCACAATATAGTTGGCAACGAACACAAACTACATATAGTCCTAATGCGAATACCAGTATTAATACTATCGATGCACAAGCGACATTTATACGAAATATATCAAATGTTGCAACATTAACATTAACATCTGGAACTATTCAAAGTACTGCTAGTGGATTATTATACTATTGATGGAGAATAAGTTATGGTAGATATTAATAAAATGAATCGTGATGAACTTATAGCATATGCTAGAGAATTCAACATTCATAAACATTATGATTTTCCAGAATACCTTGATGTTAAAAATCAGATATTACAAAAAATGACAGAATTAGATGTCAGTATTGATGATGTGGATCCTATGAAAATAAGAACGGTGCATCCAGATTATTATACTGTAACTATAAATAATATATAGGAAACTACGAACATGAGTCTATTACTAAACGGCGCGAAAACGGTAACAATTGCTGGTACAGAGATGCAATGTGTTGAAATATACACAGGCGAAAGTTATACATTACCATTAGCATTTGTTGATAATACAGGTAATCCAATCAATTGTACCCTACCTAACAATTGGGCATTAAGTACTAGTGCTAAATTTTATAGTGCTACTGATATCACATATGCTACTAATAATACCAGCATTGTTATGGGTAATCTAAATCTATTACCACAACAACCTAATACAGGCCCAGGCACATATAGCGCAAATCTAATCGCTAATTTTAGCAACGCGGCTGCAGGTACAGGTTATTTGTATATACCTAGAGATTTGACAGGTAATATAAGCGGAGATGGTACTCCAGTCATCATACCACCTGCACAAAACACAGCGGCACCAAGCACGGTAGTCGTTGTCACATTACAAGTAAGTAGACAAAGTTCTAAAAATCCAAGTTTAGCAGATGTCAATAAAGAACCAATTGGAATGATCGTGAGATATCAATAATGAGCGATATCAATCTTGAAATTACCCCTAATGTATCAACAACACAGATAACTGTAACAGAAAATACTATTCAGATTACTCCTGAAGCAGTTGGTCTAGTTATTACTTCGGCAGGTATTACAGGTGCAACAGGACCTACAGGTGCAACAGGACCTACAGGTGCTACTGGTCCATCAGGTGGACCTACTGGTGCTACGGGTGCTACCGGTGCTACCGGTGCTACTGGAGCATTACCGGTATCAGGATCAAATGGTCAAGTGCTTTATAATAATGCAGGTAATGCTCAAGGTAGCAATGCATTTAAATTTAATAATGTATCTAACACAGTAAGCACCTATAATTTAAACATTGATAATACCAATGCTAATGATGCTAATTTCAAGTTCAATCCTAGTAATCAAACACTTACTACTGCTATAGGACCATTAGCATATGTGCAGGTAGCCAATCTAGGAAACACTAGCACTAAAACAAATACTGCTGTAGTATTCGGTGATCAAGGTAGTAATAATATCTCTATCTCTAATGATGTATTCAGTAATATAACTGGCAATCTATTATACGTAGGATCACAAACTTATAATATCATTGGTGGCAATACCACTGATAAGGCAGCACCTAGCATAATGCAATGGCTTGTTTTTGATACTAATAGCGATATAGCCAATGCAACCAATAGTACAGGAACAAGTTTACAATTAAGTGGTGGTATAGGAGTCGTAAGAGGCGCACCATTAGATAATACCGGTGTCATATCATCATTTAGTTATGGTGGTAATACCGATCCTACAAATAGCGTAGGTTATCGCATGACACGCCGCAGAGGTAATGGCGCGGCAAGACTAAGTTTACAACCAAACGATTATCTTGGTAACATAGAATGGCGTGGTGCCCAAGCCAATGGCACATTGCCCACTGGTAATAGATTTGCTAAAATAGGTGCTAAAGTAGATAGCACATATGTAGCCAATACTGCCGCACAACCAGTAGGTCTTGAATTTGTTGTAGTCAATAGTACTGCAAACATCACACATAGTTTCTATAGCAATGGTGTTGTCAGTTTTGCGGGTAATGTAAATGCCAGCAATCTAATTACTACAGGAATAGTTTCTGCTACAGGTAATATTAGTGGTAATTATTTTATAGGTAATGGTGCATTTTTAAGTGGTATTGATACTAGTTTAATCAGTAATGGAAATTCTAATGTAAGAGTTTATGCTAATTCTAATATAACCATAAGCAGTAATGGAGTTTCTAATGTTGTTCAAGTTACAAATAATAGCGCCATCATTAATGGTAATCTTCAAGCAGGTAACATAAATGCGACTACCATATATGGTATTTTAGGATCATTTGGTACGCAACCTAATATTACAGGATTAGGTAATCTTGTAGGTTTAACATTATTCCCTAATGCTAATATACAATCAAGCGGTATCAATTCTAGAATTTTTGGTGCTAATCTTGTAAGTGCTAATTATTTTCAAGGTACTATTGTAACAGCCGCACAACCAAATATTACTTCTTTAGGAACATTATCAAATTTAACCATATCAGGAAATGCTAATGCATCTAATGTAAATGCTACTTTATATTATGGAACATTGGCTACTGCTTCACAACCTAATATCACAAGTGTAGGTAATTTAACTTCTTTGAGAGTAAATGGAAATCTCAATGTGACACTTGGTAATATATTAGGAACTGACATATACCTTTCTAGTATTAAAACATATGGTAATAATCCTTTACAAGTTAATGTAAATAATTTTACTACATATTTTAATCCAGATGGAAGAGTTGGTTTTGCTAATACGATAGAAACACCTGGTGCAAATGTTACAGGTAATTTAAATGTAATAGGTAACATAGTTTCAGGTAATGCTAATCTCGGTAATGCCGCAAGAGCCAATTTCTTCATTGGTGACGGTGCATATATTACTAATGTTAGTGTTGGTAGTAATGTTAATTACATACAGAATGGTAACAGTAATGTATTTGTTTATAGTAATGGAAATGTTACTATGTCAATTAATGGTACTGTCAATGCGCATGTATTTACTAACACGGATGCAATATTAGGAAACGCAGTTACCTCTAATTATTTTATTGGATCAGGTAATAATTTATCAAATATACAAAGTGGAAACATTACAGGCCAAGTTGCTAATGCATTGATTGCTGGTACAGTTTATACAAACGCACAACCTAATATAACAAGCGTCGGTACTTTAAGTAATCTTATAGCAACGAATGCTAATATCACGACAGCCAATATTACAAATTTAAGTAATATCAATAATCTACAAGTAACTACTGCCAATATTGGTACAGCAATTATTGCAAATGCTAATGTTAATATATTAAATCAAAATTTTGCAACAACTAATTTAACGCCCGGCACAACATTGACTCTGGCTGCTAATATACCACAATATTATCAAATCAATTTAACAACTGGTGCCGCATCAAATACTACAACTATAAGATTTACAAATTTACCTGTGGCCAATACTGGTAAAACTTATAAGATTTTAGTGTTTAATCAAAGTGGAAATGTGCAAAATGTTTTAACGGCCAATATACCTCATTTTAATCCTTCTTCTGGTAATATCAGTAATGGTAGATATGCCATGGTAGAAGTTGCATTTTTCGGTAATGGTGGTAGCGGTGTTTGGCAATATGCTAATGTAGCATAAATATAATATAACACCCTAGACTTGCGAGACAGCACACTAGGGTCAGATGCGAGGAAGCAGAGATGGCAAAATTCAGTCAAAACACCCTCAATCAAGTTGGGGGATTCGATGGTCAGGTTCTTGC